CTTCTGAATCCTTTGGTCTCCCTGCTACTGCTGATCTTATGTTTGCCCTTATTAGTACCGAGGAACTGGAACAGGTGGGACAGATTATGGTGAAGCAGTTGAAGAATCGCTACAACGATATCTCCATAAATAAGAGGTTCGTGGTTGGCATCGACCGTGCCAAGATGCGTCTGTATGATTGTGAACAATCTGCTCAGGAAGACATCTTTGATGCTAACCTAGAAGATGAACCATCCCCTGGTCCCGTCAAGAAGTTTGGAGGATTTAAGTTTTGAGCAACAAACATGAGAAACGTCGCGCTGCCTTAGGACTCTTTTATGAGAGTGTCCTGAAGCCTGATCCTAAACTCAGAGGTTGTGCCCACAACCAAGAGTGTTTCCATGAACTCATGGAGTGGCGAGGGGAGATCCTTGCTTACCTAGACGAACGAAGGAACCAGGAGTTCCATTGACACACCACCGAAAGGTGTAGTATACTTTTGACAACACTGAACTGATTATGACTGTCGATTTCAACCGCTACGAAGAATTTGTTGACGCTGTAACGTCAGATGCTTCTAAAGATTTTGTTTCCCTTGCTGACCGTCTTGTTGAACTTGATCGAGAGGGTGCCAATATTGAGCGTCTTCTTACTGCTGGCGTTGGCATTTGTGCTGAAGGCGGTGAGTTCTTGGAGATCGTTAAGAAGATGGTCTTCCAAGGTAAGCCTTGGACCGACGACAATAGAGAGCATCTGGTTATTGAGTTGGGTGATCTGCTCTGGTACGTAGCACAAGCAACACAGGCGTTGGGTGTGGACTTCGATGAGGTCCTTGCTACCAACGTCAAGAAACTTGAGAAGCGTTACCCTGAGGGTACCTTTGATATCTACTTCTCTGAGAATCGTGCTGCTAACGACCGATGAAGTATGAGAGGACGTTGATCGTCTACGGTGATGTACATGAGGCATGTATCCTCAAGGTCACCGTCGGCGGTCTCATCGTCAAGCATGGGTTGATTGAACCTGGCAAAGACGTTGAGATCTATTCTTTTGATGACACTGTAGAGAGGCATGGTAAACTCCCTGTGAGTGTGGAACTTGAGACTGGTTCCTTTACCGTAACGAAGGTAAGGTCTAAGTACCCAGCAGTGATCAGAACTGATTTTGATATTGTTCTTGGCAATGTACTATTCGATCAACCGATCTGTAACCCTCTCTACACATACGACAACGGTGTAAAACCCCTTGACTATAGGATCGATTCTTCTATTGACTACAACCACATCTTCTTCAATGGACCTTCCTACTGGCAGGTTGACATCAATGATGTAACTGATACAGTCATTGACATTGGTCGCATCCACGAAGAAGAACCAGGTGGTGGAGTCAAGCTAGATGACATCCCACCCTATGTCTCACCAGTCTTCCTTTACGTAAACGAAGACTTCATGTATAATGAACTTATTGAAAGGATCCACCAATGAAGTACACTGAAGAAGCACTCGTAGAAGCAGTCGCTGCCCTTGGATGGGATGTTGCCAACGATGACATCCATGTTGAGATTGGTGGCACCTCAGTCTATATGATTGATGGTGCTGGCACTAAGTGGGCACCTGTCAAAGGCACCCGCAAGTATAATAAGGATGCCTTCATCGTGATCAAGAACCGATCACGTGATCCGATTGTCCCATCTCAACCGAATCCTGAACTGAAACCACATCATGCTTCTTAATCTCTTCCCAACTACCATCTACAGGGCAGAGATGCCTGAGTATGTGAAGTGGGTCAAGGGTCAGTACAAGAACCATAAATTTACCGAAGGTTTGACTGGAGAGCTTGAGGGTCAGGTGTTAGTTCACCGAGACACTCATCTCGCCAGTTTTTTTGTCGAACTCAATGAGCATGTAAACCAGTTCCTCAAGGAGATGAACTGTGAGTATGATGTTCACTTCATGAAGACATGGTATGCCTGGTCAACTGAGGAAAACTCTGTACCAAACCACAACCATGCTCCTGCTCACATCTCATGGACCTATTACCTAGAGGGTACAGATCCATTGGTCTTCACCCAGGACTCTAAGAACGAATGGTTCCCCAGTGCGTTCGCTCACGTGGAGAAGAACTTCTTCAACTCAACAGCATGGATGGAGAGTATCAAACCTGGTGTGCTGTTACTCTTCCCATCTCATCTACATCATCACACCTACAACACAGGTAACCGTGGGTGCCTGGCAGGTGACATTCTGCTTACGAACAACAACCTAAATACTGAAGGAGGTCTTATACATCCACAGTATTGGAAGCAGTTCTAAATGGCAGAGTCGTCTACAGCAATGCCCTTCGCACAGTTTGTGAAGCGGGGTAGATACCACAAAAATCTAGAGACTTTTTGGACCGCTGTAAATAACAGTGAGTTCTTTCAACTGGTCAAGCCCATTGGTGGTGAGTTGAATGCCAAACTAAAAGGTATCTGCTACAAGATTGAAGGTTATAACGACAAGGGTAAGAAGGTAAAGATATGTCAGGACTACATTTGTTCTGAGTTTTCTAACGCTAAAGCCTTTGCTGATGCTGTGGAAGGTAGAGTCCCTGCTGATGCTAAAGGAACTGATGTACAAATCATCGGTGATGATGACAAATACTATGGATTCGGATACCTACACAAAGCAACTAAGTTTGGTGGTGGTGGGTCTAGCAGTAGACTAGACACAAGTAAACTCAGGTGGGGACAGTTGGGTGTATATGCTGAGGCATGTAACTACAAACTCCTCCCACCAGGCAAGCAGATCGAGCTTGACTGGATGAATGACTTCAATGAAAAACTAACAGAAGCAATCCAAGAGATCAGAGAAAGGGGAGACGACCCTTGTATGGATGTTGAGATTGCTGGAGTGACAATACCTAACTGTATCGGAACCATGGGTGCTCCTGGTGCCAACCGAGATCCTAAGGCAGACGTGGTATTTGTATCATGTGACGGAGACTGCCTGTCTTACAGTGGGTATGCTTCTCTCAAAGATGGTACAAAGGCAAAGGACTTCCAGCAGTGGGGAGGATTGTCCGCCTACTCGGATCACCCTGAGGTTGAGGCTTTTGTTGATGCTCTCAAGGCACAGTACCCTGATGGTGTTCCCTCTGGCATGAACGTCGGCAGGAGAATAGAAGATGATTCTCTGAAGATCAAAGCTATCTTTGGACCAGAGTATAGAGCAGGGCAGTATGACTCTGAGTCATGTCAACTTGTCATCCAAGGATTTACTAAGAGGTTCAGACGTGCTGGTAATAAGCTGATCTTTGAGTCAGAGTCTGATCATGTTTATAGTGACTCACCTCAAGGCAAAGCACACCTGCTCAGTGAGAGTAATGGAACTGATCCAGTCTTTATGGCAAGACGTGGTGATCGTTCTGACTTTGATGTACCTAGAACAAGGATCTTCATCTACTCGATCGAAGGTCGCACAAACTGGAACTGGATCTAATGGCAAATATAACCCAGTTAAAACACTTAGAGCACATTGAAGACGAGATGCTGAACTATGGCGTCGAAGGATGCCATGCGTCTGTACGTGCTATGAAAGAACTGCTCAGGATGATGGGCAAGAAGAGTAAACCATTCGTACAAACTAAGTGGGACGGTGCTCCCTCTGTTGTGTGTGGTAAGGATCCTGTCACTGGGTTCTTCTTTGTTGGTACCAAGTCAGTGTTTGCTAAGACTGAACCTAAACTCTGCTTCAATGAGGATCAGATAGATGGTTGGTACAGTGGTGATCTGGCAGAGAAGCTCAAGTTCTCTCTGAGATACTTCTCTCAACTAGGTATCGATGGAGTCGTCCAAGGTGATCTTCTCTTCACAACAGATAAAAAGAAAGAAAAGGTAGAAGGTGAAGACCTTATCACCTTCCGTCCCAACACTATTACCTATGGTATCCCAGTCGATCACGTCATAGGCAAAAAGGTGGACGCTGCTAAGATTGGAATCGTTTTCCATACACATTATGAGGGTGATGATTTACCTACGATGACAGCGAAAGCTGGAGCACCTATTCATACATTCAATCAGGTTAAAGAGGTTGCTGTTATTGATAATGATACTCCTTATCATGACATCGCTGTACCCAAAACAACTTTAGGTACATTCAATCGACATGTACAAACGATCGAGAGGATGTGTGCTATCTGTGGTCCGTTCCTGGATGAACTGGTTGACAACATAGGCACTACAGGAGATAAGAAGTTTCACGTTGCTTCATTCCTCAAGCAGTTTTTCAATAGCGAAATAAAACAGGCACGTACAATCACTAACGTCCAGACCACCATGAAGAGACTGGGCTCTTTCTATCATGAGAAGATGATGAAGGAGATTGATAAGGTCAAATCTGACAAGGCAAAGACTGCCAAGCGGATGCTTCTGTACAGTGGACTGGAATACATAGAACAGCATCAGCGTGAGTTCAATGCCATGCTGGCTATGTATAAGAAGATGCAGGAAGCAAAGCAACTTGTGATCGATCAGCTTGATCACTTGGAAACTTTCCGCACATATGTACAGACATCCAATGGATATCGTCTCACGAATCCTGAGGGTTATGTGCTACATCATAATGGTGACATGATTAAGTTGGTGAATCGAATTGAGTTCTCGTATATCAATTTCACACTGTCGAAAGAATGGAAATAGTAGATTACAAATGCGTCTACTTCACGTTTGGTAGGTTCCAACCTCCGACCATTGGTCACGAGGAGAACTTTAACGCGGTCAAAGGTAAGGCAGGCAACTGTGACTGGTACATCTACCTGTCTCAGTCTGTTGATAAGAAGGGTAGCAACCCTCTGCCACCTGATCGTAAGTTTCACTACGCTAAGAAGATGTTCCCTAGACTTGCTAAGAACATCCGCAGTGGACCCAGAGATCCTGTTGCGATTCTCAAAGAACTACAGGGTCAAGGATATGATGATGTAGTAATGGTGGTAGGATCTGATCGTGTTTCTGCGATGCAGTGGATCAAGAAGTATAATGGTAAGGAGTTCTTCTTCCGTAAGATGGACATCATCTCATCAGGTGAGCGTGATGCTGATGGAGATACCTTTGCTATCTCTGGCACCAAGATGAGACGTGCTGCTGTGGCAGGAGACTTTAAGACTTTCAGACAGGGTATACCTAAGGCACTACCTGACAAAGATGCTATGGCACTGATGAAAGAAATTGTAGATAACATGCCTTAATAAATAATAGAAACAATCCCGTGTTTTGATGAAGAGCTTCAGCGATCTAAAGAAGACCAGAGAACTTGCGACCGAAAAGGTGATCCGCGATAAATACTATCGTGAAGAAATTTATAATGAAGGTGAGTGGGTACTCACAGAGTCAGGCAACGTCGGCAGAATTGTACGTCGTGGTCCTAACTATGTGATCTGCGTCACCGCTGAAGAGTCTACATTCCGTACTTGGATCAAGGATATCAAAGAGGTATTTGAGATCGGTACAGATGCGTATCGCGAATACGTAATGTCACTCACTCCTGGACAGGCAGTAAAAAAGCCTTCAGGCAGTAAACCCGTATCCCAAATCATCCCACCCGACCCCAAAAAAGATAAGATGGACAAACATGAATCCCTAGTTGACCAGGCTGCTGGTCTCCTCGACGATATGGACGAGGCGAAGAAGAAAGGACTTGACGGCAAAGCTTGCTGGAAAGGTTACAAACTCGCTGGCACCAAGAAGAAAGGCGGCAAGACAGTAGACAACTGCGTGAAGGCAGGTGTTGAACTGGAAGGCGAGGTGATTGATGAGAAGAAGTACGCCAAGGCAAAGGAACCTGGTAAGGCTGCTAAGAAGTCTGCCTTCGTCAAGAAGCATGACTGTGCTACCCACGCTGAGCATAGCGAGTGGGGCAAGGGTGTATGTATGAAGGAGATGCATACTCTCGATGAAGAGGGTAACGTATCCCACTATGACATCATGTTCGAGCATGGTCTTGAGCAGAACGTTCCCGTTGCTACACTGAACATCCTTCAGACTGAAGCACACGAGCACGCTATCAACTGGGACAAGAACCAGGAAGTTCTTGACGAGAAGAAAAAGAAATTGGATCCCGTCGGCAAAGAAGACGGTGACGTTGACAATGATGGTGACAAGGATGCTTCCGACTCCTATCTGATGAACCGTCGTCGCGCTGTTGCTAAGGCGATGGGTAAGAAAACTAAGAAGGAGGAAGTTGAACTCGAAGAAAAGAATGGACTCTACGCCAATATCCATGCTAAGAGAAAGCGTGGAGAGTCTCCTGCGAAACCAGGCGACAAAGACTACCCCGCCAAAGGTGCCTTCAAAAAGGCAGCTAAGACAGCTAAGGAAGGTCTATCATTCTCTGATTGGAGAACCGAGCTCAACGAAAAAAAGTCGTAGGGGCAGTGGAGATAATGCCAGAGATCGATGATCCTGCTGGCACTCCTAAACAAACTGCCGCAAAAAAGATGCCCAAGGTTCCTAAGCAGGAAGCTTGTGCGCATACCAAGGAAGGGGTAGACTGTCCCGTCCATGGCAAGCATGGTTGTCCTACTGTCAATGAAGAAAAAAAGTGCCCTGAGGGCACTAAGTGGTGTCCTCAATGTCAGAAGTGCCAGAAGGTCACATGTGCTGATGCTAAAATGAAGAATGAGGATTGGCAAAAGAAATCTGGAAAGAATCCAGAAGGTGGTCTGAATGAGAAGGGACGTAAGTCCTACGAGCGTGAGAACCCTGGTTCTGATTTGAAGAGACCTAGCAAAAAGAAAGGTAACAAGCGCAGAGCAAGTTTCTGTGCTAGAATGAAGGGCATGAAGAAGAAGTTGACTAGCAAGAAGACTGCTAGTGATCCTGATTCTAGAATTAACAAGTCCCTCAGAGCCTGGAACTGCTGATGCTCCGCAAAATTTGGCACGAGGATGAGATGGAAGTCTTGTCCTCTTTTCGTAATCTTAGAGACAACTATAAAAAAGTAATCCCAGAAGTTCTTCACTTCGTACAAGCGAACTCGAATCTGTTCGACGAGTGGGTGATGGACAAGTGGGTAGATGATACTAACCTAGGCAGAGTACAACTCTGGGATGGGGCATGGCGTGTGATACCATTCCCTATCAATGCTGTGGGTTCTACCGCAGACGAGAATGATTTTGAACTCAGTGAGATGGTTACGTTCACTGAGTTGTTCAACACTACAACCGAGAGAGTACAGGAACTGCTCCCTAGTATTACACAAAGTTTTGTAAGGTTTTGCCCTAAGACCAGTAAATATATTCAGGAGGATGTGGACAACCAGATTCTTAAGTCTGCCACGATCTCCAGAATGTCACCTGGTACTAAGATCAATCCTCACAATGGAGACATCGATTCATTGCGGTTACACTTTCCTGTTGTTACAGATCCTGGCGCATGGCTCAGTGTTCGGGGGAGAAAAAGATCTTGGAGCGTGGGTGAACTTTTCTCATTCCACGATCATGACAAACACTGGGCAGCCCACGATGGCAACGATGAT